AACATGCTGAACCTCGGCGGACTCTGGTCTTGCCGCCCCGGTTATCACTGCCTCGCCACTTTTCCTGACGGAAAGTTGCAAGGCGTTGCTCGATTCCATCCGGTGCTTGGCGAAGAACAGATTTTGGTTGCCGTCGCGGGCCGGATTTACGCGTCCAGCTTCCCGTATATCGATTTTCACGTCATCGAAGGGCTCCAGTTCTCTCCGACTGCGAAGCAAATCTTCTGGGCGCTGACAACTCAGGCCGCGACACGCGACACAACCGATTTTGCGTCCTCAATTTCAGTCATCGAACCGAAAAGCGTCCTGATAATTCAGGACGGCGGGCTCTCCGCGCCGGGATGGTATGACGGCTCCAACTCCGGGCACATCAAAGGGAACCTCTACGAGACTCCCGCCGGTGGGCCGATGGCTTGGGTGGGCGACCGGCTCTGGGTTGCGACCGACAATCAGGTTTTCGCCAGCGACATTTCTAATCCGTTCAGCTTCCGCGAACAAATTTACCTCGGGGGCGTCTCCAGTTTCTTCTTCTCCGCCGAAGTGACGGCGATGGTCCCGACTCCAAGCATCGAGTCGCCGCAGTTGATGGTCTTCACCGGCATCAACGGCTCGATTCTGCAAGCGAACATCCGAAACCGCGACTCGTGGCCCACGACTCCGAACTTTCAGGAGGAAGTTGTTCAAGTCGGATGTCTCTCGAACCGTTCCGCGCTCTCGCACTACGGTCAAGTGGTCTGGTTCTCTCCCTCTGGAGTGTCAATCTACGACCCCGCTACATCCGGCAAGTTGACATCGCGCCTGCCAGTAAGGGACAACGAAATGTTGGTCAGCAAAGTCGTTCTCTCGGACGATTTGAGTCAGGTTGCCGCCGGTGCTTTCGGCCAATACCTGTTGATGAGTGTTCCGGCGGAGGATACGCACAACCGGCACACTTGGGTTCTCAATCACGCGTCACTTTCGACCCTCAGCGACGAGTCCGGCCCGTCGTGGTCCGGCTATTGGATTGGAACGCGCCCCGTTGAGTGGGTCTCCGGGATTTTCGCCGGACAGGAACGAATCTTTCACGTCTCAGTTGACTATGACGGTAAAAATCGGCTCTGGGAAGCCTTTAATCCGAATCGGCTGGACAACGGCTGTCCGATTACTTGGGCTCTGTTCACTCGCGGATATTTTGGGACGACTTCTCAGACTGGAAAGCCGCCGGGATTCCGTGTCCGCTTCCAATGGGCCGACTTCACCGTCGCGGGAGTCGAAGAAGACCTCGACTTCGGAGTTTTCTACGCCGGGGGCACGTCCGGGGCGTTCAAGCCAATCGCCAACACTTTGATTCGCTCTCTCCGGGGCTCGATGGACGCTGACACCGAGATTACGATGGAATCGGAAATCTTTGCGTTTAAGCCGCAATCTCGAACCATTCAAACAGTCGATGCAGACCAACAATCGGTTCTCACGAGTGACGGTTCAGCCGGGGTTGAACGAGAAAAAATCTCGAACATCGACCGCGCATTCCAACTTCTTGTCGTCGGACACGGGCCTTGCACGCTCCGGGAGATTCGGGCGTTCTCGCTGCCCGAACCGGAAAATCCGGCGGGAAATCCTAAAGCGTTCTGCGGAGAGAGTTGCCTCAACGCCGTCCGCTACGACGGACTCGCGACCAAGTCGAACAACTTCAAGTCGGTGGTTGATGCTCTATCGGACGCGCCCGAAGCTTTTTACACTTCCAGCAAGACCGTAGTGCTGGAGAAGAACGGATTCAAAGCCATTGGCATTGGATTCGCGTCCAGCATTCTCTCGCAGGCCGCTGCCGACCGCGTTGCGAACATCGTCGCGACCAAGAGGGCCGACAAAGATTTACAAGCGATGCTTCCGCCGGTTACTTCGGTGGGGCTCGGACTGGAACACACAGGATGAACGTAGTGCTCGACAATTTATTTCTTCGCAGGCCGCGTATCGAATACGTGTCGCCCCCAATTTGCGAAGCAACCGTGAACACGTCCAGTTCTGGAGAAGTGGTAACTTCTTCGGAAGACGAAGTCCTAATTGACTTGAACAGCTTATGAGTCTGCAAAACACAAACCTCCTGATTCAGATGTCGCCTATCCCGGTCACGTTCCGGGGCGGGCCTAACGACCTCGCGACCGAAATGGTCCGGCGATTCAAAATCCTTTCGCCCGGAGGCGCGAACTTCATTTTCATCGGCGACGTGGAACCGACCTCGAACGTCGGCCCGTGGCTCAAGGGCGGGACCAAGTGGTATGTCTGGGATGAGGCGACGAAACGCTACGTCCCGCAGGACATTTCGGACTCGTTCACCATCCCGTTCTGGATTGGAAATTCTCAGCCGGTCTCGCACGACCCGGAAGTCTGGTTGAAGACCACGAAAGACGCAACCGATGTTGACCCGACCCACGGCGACCCTATTGGCTGGTTCATGTGGGATTCCGTGGCGCTCGCTTGGCTAGGCATTTCGCCGATTGTCCACTCTGGGACCACGGTGCAGCGACCGGCGCAACCGGACGACTTGGAAATCTTTTACGACACTGACATCGGCGCTCTCATCTGGTGGGAACGCGCCGCTTGGCGGACGGTGGACGGCGTCAAGGGCGACGTGAAGCAGGTAGTCACGGAACTTTTGCAGGACGCACTGACCCAGAACCCCGGATGGGCCTTTCTCGGTGACACGAATCAGGCTTGGCGCGGACGCGTGCTCGTTGGGGCGACCATTGACCCCGGAATCAATCCGGCCAGCAACTTCCCGACCTCGCCGGGAGTGAATCCCCAGACCTCTCTGGTGACATCCGGCGAAACGACTACGCTGGCGACGGCCCCAAGTTCTGTGACGACCCCGCCGCAGTTGGCGCTATGGACGCTCTACAAGCAGTGAAAAACAGGTAACTTTTAAGGGATGGCTGTTCCTTTCACAATCAAACCAGTGGCGCGGCAAGAGGAAATCTATGCCGCTGCCGCCGTTATTGGCCCGCAGGTGCAGGTCAAGAACATTGACGTGGACGAACACCCGACTCCCGGCAACATCGCGAAGAACCTCGCGCAGCAGGCCATGTGCAATCCGCGATTCAATTTCCTCGCGGCCTACAGCGACACCGGCGCGGCGCTCGGCTACATCTGCGGCGAGTTTCGTGAGTCGATTTACGTCCCGAACCAAATCAACAGCTACGAGTTGCTCTGGGTTGTCGCGGACCAGCATCGCAAGTCTGGAGTTGGACTCGCTCTGCTCGACGCATGGGAAGACCTCTGCAAAAAGCAGGGATGCAAACACGTTTACATGGGACTGAGTGCCCACACGCAACCGGAGATTCTCCGAAAGATTTACGCCGCTCGCGGCTATACGCTTCACTCGGAGAGTTACTCAAAGACTTTTTAACATGGGCAACATTTTAGGATTCGTTGGTCAGATTGCCGGTTCTGCGATTCAGGCCGGGGCATCGAAAGATGTCACCCAGATGCAACTGGACGCCATCAAGCGGCAGCAGGACCTTGTCTATAAGTCGCTCGACCCTTCCGTCATCGGCGGGCAGGCGACGGCTGCGGACATTCAACGCTCTCAACAGCAGTTGGCGTTGCAAGGGCAGATTGACCCCGCGCTTCTCCAGACTCGCTACGCGGCTGAGGGCGGCATCAAGAACCAGCTTGACCAGATTCTCGCCTCGAACGCACCGGCTGACCAAGTTGCGGCGCTCGCAGCTAAAACCGCTTTGACCCCGACTCCGGGACTCAACGACGTAAAGAATAAACTCGTTGACGCGGCGCTCGAAGATTTGAAAGCGGGCGCGACACTTCCGCCGGACGTGGAGGCGCAGATTGTTCAGCACGGGCTCGAACGGTCCGGGATGGTGACAGGGAAATCTACGGCGCAGGGAGTCGGCGGCACGATGCTGCGAACCATTTTCGGTGACGCGGGAATGAAGTTGAAAGCGCAGCGCGAGGCACAGGCCGCTTCGCTCGCTACCGGCGCACAGCAACTCGATACGGCACGCTCTCAAGTGCTCGGCGCTCTCTTTCCGAACCTCACCGCGCAACAGACCGCGAAGCTGGCCGCTACCGGCTCCGCTTTCGGGTCCAGCCAAGCCGCCGTTCCGCAGGCCGGTCTTTCTGGCACGGACATCGCGAACATCTGGATGGCTCGCGTTGGCGCTACCAATCAACTCACGCAAAGCGCGGCGAACGCTGCATCACAGGGCGCACTCGCTCAAGCTTCCATCTGGGGCAACGCAATGGGCGGCGCTACTCGGGCGGCTCCGGGCGCTTACTCGGACCTCAAGAATATGTTCTCAAGTTCTGGGCAACCGTCTCAGGCGACGCGGGACGCAGTTCAGGAGTCCATCGATGCGGGTCCGGTTGACATGCCGGATGCCTCGGTAGATACCGGCGGAGATTTCTAACATGGGCCTACTCAGTTTCATCGACCCGATTGCAGGCGCGGTTTTCGGACATGACAGTTCTGGAAAACCGAAGAAGCCTTATATCCAGCCGCATCCCGTGCCGGTTCACCTGACTCTGCCGCAGGCGAACCCGGATTGGAACACCGCGACTGTGAAAATCCCGACCGCGTCTCAGCACGGTTGGTCTGGGAATT